GGCGCTGTGGACGATATCCGCATAATGAGCGCCGTCCACAGGATACGTCAGCTCGAGCTCAAACTCTCCGTTTCTTGCCTCGTGAACGATGCAGGAGATGGCGTCCGAGAGCCTGCCGATGCCGTTGGTCGTGAAGTTGGTGGCGTTTGCCGCAAAAAGGATAGGGATCATATACACCACCACCTCGGAGTGATATCGACTCGCGAAAATCCCGTGAAGCTCACAGCCCATTCACCCGGCTTAATAACAGGGAATGCTCCGTTGTTAAGCGTGGTCGTGCCGTTGCGGCTCGTAGAGCCCTCGTAGACTTCCATAAGCTCGCAATCGATATTTGCATAGGATGCGCACCCGCTGACGGCCACGGTGACCCCTCCGATTGTTACGGTGCCGCTCTGTCCCACACAGTGAATGAGCGGTTTTGCATCATAATCCGTCGGATTCAGGATCAGCCCAGAAGCACTGTAAGAGACCGGGATCTCACCGAGCTTGAGGAAGCGCTGCGGCTTGCAGTCAAACACCACATCAAACGCCGCGCCGACCCTGTCAGACGCGGAAAGCGTAAACGGCCCGACATACCGGGCGAGCCGGAACTCGTCAGGCTTCAGTGCTTCTTCATAGCGATAATATTTATCATGCTTGCTTGACAGATACGCCCGGAGCGCGTCCACATTGGTCTGCATCCGGTGAGGCATGTAACAGCTTACAGTCAGCTCAAAGTTATGCCATCTGTCGTTGCTGTAGACCAGGGCGCCATTTCTTCCCGGCACCTCGATGCTCGAATCATCATGCGTTGCACCGTCCCAGGCGTTGGATCGGGCGATCCATGCATCAAATCCGGAGCTCGCCTGTCCATCAAATTCAAAAAAGTTTCTCATGCAAATACCGCCCTCCTGCTGCTGACCTGCGCATTGATAATATCCGCGACACGCTCAGCGATTACACGCTCATCCTGTCCCGGCGCTCCGTACACATTGACCGTAACAGCGCCATAAGCGCCGGATCCGGCAGGGATTGCCCGGACGTTTGCGGAAATCGTGCCGCTCGCCGCGGTTGACAGGTCGTTCATGGCGTCCGTCACGAGCCCCAGATTGTCCTCGATGCCGAGAGCGATGCCGGCATCAATATTGGCGCCAATCTCGTTACGCATAAGCTTAGACGGAGACGCAATGCCGAAAAACTTCTTGACGCCATCAAACGCGCCCTTGGCCGCGTTGAGCGCTGCAGTGATGATCGTGTTGCCGAAGTCGCTGATACCTTTCGCGATACCATCAACGATGTTTTTACCGATGGAAAGCCAATCGAACTTGGTAAACTCATCCTTGACGCTGTTCGCAACCTGGAGCACCTTTCCGGGAATCTCCGGGATAGCCTGGATAATTCCGGCGAGGAGCTGTGTCAAGATCTCGACGCCTTTCTGCAGGATGTCAGGCAGGCGCTCGCCGATACTGGCGAGGATCTGCGCGGTTACGGATGCAATCGCAGTTACGATAGCGGGAAGATTCTGAGCGAGGCCGGTGGCAATGTTTCCAACCATCTGGACGCCCTGCTCGAGCATCTGCGGACCATTGTCCATGAGATAGTTGATGACCTGCGTCACCAGTTCACCGGCGGACGTGATCATCTCCGGCAAACCCTCAATAAAACCAGTCGCCGCGTTGGTGACCATCTCAGTCCCCTGCGCGACGAACTCTGGCAGGCCATCGGCAATGGCTCCGACAACGCCGGTCACCAGTTCTGCTGCATGCGCCGCGATCTCCGGAACGCCGTTAACGATGGCCGTGCCGATATCGGAAAGCCCTGTCACGATCTTGCCGACGCCACCCTCAGCATCTCCGCTGAAAATGGTCGTAATGCCGTCCATGATCTCGGTAAAAGGCCCGAGAAAGTCAGCCACAAGACCACGCCCGAAGCCTGCCATAGCCGTCTGCATGTCCTGCAGGGCGTCCTGATAAGCCGCCGCGGACTTGACCGCATCATCGGACATGACGCCGCCGAGCTCGTTCACACGGTCTTTCATGGCCTGCGTATCTTCGGCGGAAGTATTCAGCAGAGCGGCCATTTCCTGCGCAGAGCGTCCGAGGAGCTCCTGAGCCAGCGCCGTCCGCTCCGTGCCCTGTTCCATGCCCTGAAGGCCGGTAATGACACGGCCGAAGAGATCTTCCTGAGACATGCTCAGCGCCTCTTCCTGCGAGATGCCGAGCTTTTGGAAGGCATCCGAGCCGCTTGCCGCTTCAGAGGTCAGTTTCTTCATGGCGCCCTGCATGGAGCTGATGGATGAACCGGAGTGCTGAAGCACGGCGTCCCATTCCTGGTATGCTTTGGCGCTGATTCCGATTTTCTGACTCTGCTTGTCGATGGTGTCGCCCATCGCGGCGAGGTCGCCGACCTTACCGATCGCCGTGGAGATTGCCGCGCCGATGCCGGCGGCAGCGACCACGGTCTTGATGGTGGACACTAATTTTTCCGAAAAAATAGAGCCGGATTCTGATCCGGCGTTGTCTGCTTCTCCGCGGAGCACATCTGTAATGCTCCCGGAAATTCCTTCTGCGGAAGGAACAATTTGTACAAAAGCCTTTCCTAAATCAGGCATGTTTTCCCTCCGTTCTGCGTTTCCATTCTGCCATGAAATCCTCGCCCGAATCGAAGCCCTGAACCGCGCTGTCGTCGCCTGTAAACGCTTTTAAGAGCGATTTCGGTCTGTTTTTGCCCTCCGCTCCGTCGGAGCTGTTAAGCCACGTCAGGAGGTTCAGCGCGTCCAGTTCCGCCATCTGCAGATAGATGGGGAACGGCGCCGGCAGGCCACTGAGGACCGTCCGGATCCGCGAGTCATCGCGCAGACCCGCCGCCAGCGTAGCCGCATAAGACGGCGTCAGCTGACGGTAATCGTATATACGATAGGTCTCCGCGAAATCACAAATCAGGGCGTCTTCATCTGCCGACATCATCGCGGCGAGGATCAGGAGTTTTTTGCCTTACGGTCTGCCCTTGCAGCGGAAAATATATCCGCAACCTCGTCAGCAACGCGGGCAGTCTTGGCACGTCCATGCTCGTCCTCGCAGTGCTTGAGGAGGGCTTTTTTCTGCTCCTCCCCAAGCATCCGCGTGAGAACGGAGGAGAGTGCCATCATGTCATTATGCTGAGCGCGGCCGATATCCTCGAGGAGGTAAAAATCATCGAGGCAGTCCGTGTCAACGCTGTACGCAAATCCTGTTTCGGTTTTTCCCTTAAAAATTGCCATAACCGCTCACCTCATGCCTTAAGGATGTACTCGTAATGAGTATTACCGGACGCGTCGGGCTGTGCGGATACGGTCACCTGATAACCGACGGCCGCATTGTCCGAATAGGTAACATCGCCGATAGCCGTGATCTTGCCGACCGGGATAACGACACGCTTTGCCGCGCCATTACGCATCGCCATGTCGACAACCCATGCGGCGTCAACCTGCTCGTCACTGTTGACGTTTACGGTAATGCCGGTAGTCAGAGTGCCGGAGACGTTGCTCGCGCCAAAAATGGCCTTGAGGACGTCCACGTTCAGCGCCTCGATCAGAGTAAACTGGAACGTGTCGACCTTGTCGGTCTGAATATTAAGGACAGTATCTCCGCCCCAAGCCTTGATGCCGGTGTTCGTGATCGCACCGGAGTTGACCATGCCGGAGTCGGAAATGTATCCGAGATTAACGAAAGCCTCATTCAGCGTCATTGCCGCAGTCGTCGGCAAGGTAGTTCCGAGCGGTGCGCGGGATACCGCGCCACCGACCTTAGCTTTGCCGGCGCTTACATTGGTTACTTCGCTCATGCAAATCCTCCTTAGTCATCATAAAAAGTGACGTCGAAGACTGCCTGATAACGGTAGTGATGCGACGCCGTGTCTGTGTAGTTGTAATCAGAGTTGAGAGCCGCCCGGGAGATGCTGTCGAGCGTGATGGCGTCAAGCATTGCCGCCTTGACGCGCTCATTCAGAGCCGCGGCGTCATAAAGTGTTGCCCCGTAGGACTGCACCGCGATAGTGGCGGAGTCGATGTGGTTGATCCGGCTCGACCCGGTTTTCTCAATAACGACAAAAAAGGCCGGTCTGTTCGCCGGCACTTCCATGTAGACCGGGACATCCGGCAGGCATTCGCTGAGATAGTCCAGTATGGTTTTTTCAATCATTCTTCGCCACCTCCCCGATTGCCTTTAACAGCTTGTTGTCGAATCGCCCCTTAGGCTGATAGATTGACGCGTTTACACGGTTCTGCCCGGTGTAGACGCTGATTTCCGCGCCGTCGCCGTAGCTGTCCTTGACAGCCTCAGCATATTCCGTGCAGACTGCCGCCATCTCGGGCGATGTGAGAAGCTCCCGGACGCCTTCCGTGTTCAGCTCAAACACAAAGTTACTCATAGCGCTCGACCTTCACTTTCTTGTTCCACTCGAGCGGGATGAGTCCCTCGATACCCTGCGTGGGCTTTCCGATGGTGCGGAAACGCTCGCCGAAAAACGCGACATCCCGGTTTGTCCAGTCATTCTCATCGCCTTTCGGGATCGCGAGCGTATAAGCGAGCTTTTTGCCGGTAAGGTTGAGCACATCAATGATGTCCTGCGTGGAGGGCTCGCCGATCAGGACGTTTTCGACCTCGATCGGAGCCTCGACATAGACAGGACGGTTGAACTCGTCGACTCCGTCCTGCTCACGCTCAAACAGCGTGACCGTTACTCCGTGAAGCCGTCCCATAATTCCACCGTCCCAATCTGCTGACGCCTCAGGCCGAGCCGCTTAAGGTCATTCCGCATGATGGCCGCCGCAATGCCTCCGCCCGGAATCGCATAGGTGCCGCTCCAGGTATACCCGAGAGCGCCCTGCGATTCCTGAGTCATCGGTTCGCCGTCCTGACTCTGCCGGAGCACCCGGACAACGATGTCGACCGTGACAAGCTTTGCCACGCTTGCATATGCAGCGCTGTCATTGACCATAGCGTCGAGGTCCTTCCCGACCTTCTGCGCTTCAATGCGGAGCGTGTCGGAGATAAGCGGTAAAAGGGCCTCAATGCGAGCCTGTTCGTCTGCCGTGTATTCCTTACCAGTCAGCGCCGCAACATCCGCAAGAGTAGCAAAGCAACATGTCATTTCTTCGGCGCTCCTTTCCTCTTGGGCGCGGGTTTCTTCTCAACGACAGGAGTCGGGGCGACAACCTTCTCCCAGTTGCCGCCCGTCATCTCGCTGTTGGTGTTGATTACCGCGCCGGTCTTTTTGTGCCGGTACTCCATCAGGTGGTGGTCACCTTGATGCGTGCGAAGTGATCAGCCGCAAGGATGCCCCAGCCGATGTACGCCTCAGCGCGCAGGCAGACCTCGTTGTATCTCTTCAGGTCGCGGGAACGGCCGTCCGGATCGCCGTACTGGATGACCTCCAGCGGGATGTTGGCCGCATAGCCCCACTTGAAAGCGTTCTGGAAA